GAAGCAACGTCTGCAGAGCAAATCAAGATGTTGCCCTTCCCACGACGAGTTTGCTGACCGATAGCGTTAGCATCTCTTTCGATTTGGAAGAGTAGTCCCTTGAATTTCTCAACTGACCAACGACCATTACTATCAACGTCTAGATCAAAGATACCAGCGTTAGCAGTATTGTTCTGAGCACCAGCAACAGCGTTTGTGTAGATAGTTCTAACAACTTCTCTGTTGATTTCAGCAAGGATCTCAGTAGAAAGAATGTTGGCAAGCTCTTGCTCTGCATCCAATCCATGAATAGCCTTGAGGTCTTGAGCCATCTCGATGCTGTACTCAGCTTTCAAAGCACGTGCTCTGGCTGTTACAGTCACCTTCTCGATGGAGAAGCCCATCTCTCTGAATTCATTGGTGTTTTCAGAGTCGTCAAGTCCTTCAACGGTAGCCGTTGTCATACCTGTAGCATCACCTGTCTGCTCATAAGTGCCAGCAGGGCTGTCATTTAGAAGTCCAGGGTTGTTACCTTGAGCATCGTTTGTTGCATCAGATGCATTAGGATCATACTCAGCTAGGTCTTGACCAGCACCACCAGAGAAACCAGCGTTAGGCTCATTGAAGAATGCCTCACGATAGTTACCACTAGCAGGAGCACGCTCAGTACCGTAGTTAGTTCTCATTGCAAAGATAAGTCCTGTAGGACCTGTCATTGGCTGAACGCCAGCAACATCATATGCAATTAGTTGTGGCATTGAACGTCTAATAAGACTGATCAATACGGGGTCGAAACCAGCAACTGGACCTGTATCGGTAGCTGCTTGTGTATAACCTGTTGTTTGTAGAGTTTCAGTAAGGATCTTTCCTTCTTCTGAAATTGCTCTTTCTTGGTTTTCAAGAAGTTGTGCGACAACGCCTTTCTTGTAAGTATCGCTAATCTCTGGAAGAGAATCGTGATTTAGAACGGGTGCCCACTTTTCCTGTAGTGATTTTAGTGACATTTTGTCTCCGAAATTGTTATTGAAAAATGGTTAATTACGAATAATTAGTTAGACCACTTCTTAAGTGCATCTACGTACTTCGACATAGTGTGAGAAGTAGTATCTTCTACAAGGGTTTCTCCTTTGTCCTCGGTAGGATCTGCAACCTCGGTTGCTTCCTTGCGAGTAAAGTATGATTCCTTAATAGTTTCGATCTTCTTGCGAAAATCTTCTTCAGTTTCAAACTCAACACCCTCTGCTAGAGAAGCAAGCTTCTCTTTTTGAGTCTCTGCCAAACCAGCAGCACACTCAGTCACGATTTCCATTTTTACAAGTTCGCCAACTCTTTTGTTAAGAGTGACATTAGCGTCGATTTGCTCGTTGAGTTTCTTCTCCATATCATCTATTTCTCCAGCCATCCCATCAAGGAGGTTGAATTTTTCTTCGGGAACTGTAAAGTTATGCTCCACGAAGAGTTCTTTTAGGCCGTTAAAGAATGACTCAGCCATCTCATTCTTAATACCGTGCTCAACAGCGATTGAATTTTCCTCTAACCACTGTTTCGCAGCATAAGATAGATAGTCATCTACTTTTTCTGCCAATTCTGTTTTGACTTTCTCTACTTCTTCAGTAAGAGATTGTTCAAATGCTTCTGTGACAACTTTGACTTCATCATTAACCTTAGCGGTTACTGCTGCTTCAAAGATTGTTGCTGCACGCTGCCTGAATTCTTCTGAGAGTTCTTCACCAGCGACAAGAGCGTCAACATCTTCAGTAAAGTCGTATTTGGTTTCAGGGGTTTCTTCTTGGATGACTTCTTCGTCATTAGTTACTTCCTCCTGTTTACTGGATGCATCGGAAGGCTTTGTCTTACGTGACTTATCCTTTTCAACGCTTACTGAACCAGCTGCAGATTTACCTGCATTCTTAGTACCAGCAGCACCTTCAAGGGAATCGGTGTCCACGTGAATAACCTTCTTTCCACTACCACCTAGTGAATCGGTTGATTTTGAGGTATCAATTTTCTCACCAGGCTTAGCATCTTTGGTGACAACGTTAGAACCTTCGGTCACTTCTTCCATATTATCTAACTCTTTTTCGAGGGATTCAGACATTTGTTTAAACTCCGTACAACGTACTATTTGTATTGTCTTTATTTATTTATACATTAAAGACTCTTTAAAAACTTACTGAATGCGGAAACCTTCCGTTCCTGTATGTTTATTAGGGTTGCTTGATCAATTTCTTTCTTGATTTGAGCAACAGCAGACTCTTTTAGTATGCCATTATCCCAAACCCATTCTTTTCCTTCCATGATTCCATCTACAAAAGCATCTGGAGCTGAAGGATCTGCAACTATATCAGCAGCAGTGGCAAGCATAAAGTCATCAGCAACGACATTTACACCATCCTTTTCTTTGAGTGATCCCATACCTCTAGAAGAAACTCCTAAACGTACTCCCTCATCAAGAAGATTCTTAGCAATATTTCCCATTGGTGTCTCAAGTATTTTTGCTCTACCAACAAAATTATTACCATCTTCTTTCAAAGATTCGATCTTGTGAGAAACCCTATCCAAATTAATCGATGGACCTTCAGGATGACCAAGCTCTCCTAAAGCACGACCTTTTTGAATGTGATGCTCATCATATTTAGCAACTTCTCTGGCAAGTATACCTTGTGGATATACCCTACCATTCTTGTTTTTGATTTCAGATTGAAGAAACACACCTTCGATGAAGTGGCTCTTCTTGCCGTTTTTTTCTTCAGATAGAAATTCTACCTGAACAATTTCTTCAGCTATTAGTCTCATCTTTTGGTTCCTCTATGGTTTCTTCTGGTTCCTCTTCAGGTACTGTGTCAACATCTGTTGAAGCTTCGGGAGGATCTTCTGGTTTACGACCATCGACTTCCACTTCAGTAGGAGCTTCTTGGCCATCAGGTAGAGAATCTTGTACTTCATCAGCAGCATCTTGAGCAGTATCTTTCAAATCAAAACCCATTGATTTGGCAAATTGTAATTTTTGTTGTTGGACAAGATCGTATGTTGTAGCAGATAAAGCATCATTAGTTAAGTCTAATGCTTTAGCTTTATCGTCACCAAAAATTTTGTCAACAATATCTTTTGCAATTTCAGAAGGCATAATATGTGAATAATGTTATAGTTATTTAGTATTTAGAATTCGGCACGTTTCTGATCCGCACTAGATGGACCTTCAGGACTACCTGCAGTAGCAGGTACTTCAGTTCCTTCAGGACCAGCAGCAGCGGCCATTGGATCAATTCCAGCATCTAATGCTGCTTGTTCCGCAGGATCCATCAACTTACCATCCGCAATTTCCTGTTCAATTTGCTCATCAATTTCAATGATTTCTTGATCAGTCTGCTTGATTACCTGACGACGCATATACTCAATAGAGAAGTATTTACCAACGTAAGGATCCATTGCAGCAACTTGATTTATCCTCTCGTTACGGATCTCAATATCCTTGAGCTCTGAGAAGTAGTTATCAGCAATATAATCAAATTGAATATGCTCTTTCATATCTTCCCATTCTTCAATGGAAATAATACCCTTAAGAATCAATTGAGTCTTAAGAAGATCAACAAACAATTCTCCAAAACGTTTGCGTAAACGTGCAACAAACTTTTGGAACTTAACTTCATCTCGTGTGATCTCAGCAGCACGACCAATGTTAAAGGTTGTTTCAGTTTCTAATCTTGAATTAGGAACGTTAAGTGCTTTGTATAATTTCTTCTGGAAATACTTAACATCTTCTAACTCACCTAAGTTTTGTCCACCAGGCAATGTAGTAATCTCAGTTCCTCTACCACCTTCTCTACGAGGTAACCAGAAGTCCTCAAGCATAGACATGAACTTCTTGTCATCCTTTATCTCACCAGTGTTTGCATCGTATACAAGTTTATTTCTGTAACGACCCATTACTTCACGGAGGTATTGCTCTGCCTTATTCTTAGGTAGATTACCTACATCAATATAAAAAATTCTTCTTTCTGGTGCTCTTGATAATCTGTAGATAACAAGAGAGTCTTCAATCATTCTTAATTGATTGACTGCCTTGATTGCTTTATTCAGATGTGACAACACCATGTTCTTGTTTAGATCCATGATGCCTGAGTGACAATAGCATATAGAATCTGGTGCAATCTTTAATCCTTGTGTGCTAGTACTCTTCAATCCTTTTGGATCATATAAGAAATACTGTGCAGACTTAGGAGATAACTGTTGATTGAGAGGAAGACCTCTTAATTGTTCTGGTCTTTTCTGATCAATCTCATTAATCTTACGAATCTTACGAGGATCGATATAACGTAATTCTATCAATCCTTTCTTTGGATTATCTGGATCAATTACCTTATGATAAAATAATCTTCCATCAACATACCAGCGACGGAAGATTTCATATGATCTATTTTCAAAATCTAAAAGACGGAGGATTTCATCAAACTCTTCACGAATTAACTTCTTAATTTTTTCAGATACTTTTAAATTAGATAACTCAACTTGTACTGGAACATCATCAAAGTTACCACAAATAGTTTCGTTGACTATATCATCAACTGCACTATCACATTCTGGTTGTAATACCATCTCTCTATAACGAGAGATTAATTGAAATTCATTTCTAATTTGTCCATCAAAGTCAACAGTATAACCATAATGGCCACCACCTGATACAGGTTGTGATCCATCCAGATTATCCTTCTGCACAAAAGAAGGCCCCTTAGGTACCTTCTTAGCACGCTCTAATGAAAAACCAAATAATTGAGTTGCCATTATAATTTAAAAAATTTGATTATCCCTGATCTATTTATCAGGGATAAAATATGCTCTTTTAAGAGTTATCAGTTGCTGCTGTAGACTGAGGAGCCCAGTACTGAACCTGTAGCTCAACAGTGAATTCTTCAATCGCATCGTTGTTACCGAAATCAAGATCGATAGCAGAGATGTTGCTTGGGAATACGTTGTAGAACTTATAAGACTTAGTAATCTTAGGTGACTCACTATCAGACTTAATGTCTCTAGAAAGTTGATGCACAAGCATATCAGCAAAGTAACCAGTAGAATCGGTTGCATCGCCAAGAGTGCCAGCAGCAGTAAAGTTCTCGTTTGCTGCTTGAATTGAATTTGCCCACAATTCAAATGCATTTCTCATGTTGAAACCACTGTCATTCATAACAGTAATTGTCCATGGCTCGAATGTGCGGTCTCCAGCAATTTTCAATACCCTACCTCTAAAAGGTACTTCCACAACTCCAATTTGAGATGCTGGTAGGTTTGCTGCTCTTACGGTAAAGTTACCGAAAGTTGATAAATCAGATGAAATTCCTAGCGTTGCAGGAAAGTTTAAGTCCACTTGGAATAAATTAGGTCTAGCAAAGTCATTAACTACACTAGCTTTAAAATCGTCAATGGTTCCTCTAAGTGCCATGATTGTAAAATATCTCCGTCTTTAATATTTAGACTAAAGAATATTTTCACGCATAAAAAAGACCCACCCGAAGGTGAGTCTTCCCAATATTCTGGCTCTCGTGGATCGTCTTTGGGATCCCAGTAGAAGAATTTCATCTGGGATAACCGACAATGTTTAAGAGGTTTGATCTTCATTAACTTGCTACTTCTTCAAACGCAACACCAGTTCTGGTTGCAACGAATGTTAGAGTAATGTAGTTGATTGTGCGTGTTGGCTTCACGTAGATTTCTGCGTAAAACTCACCACGGTCAACTGCCTGTGGAGGATTGTTCTCGGAGTCACACTTGACTAAGAAGTCAGTAACACCACGACGACCTTGGACATCTCTTAGATATGGCTCAACAATGTTGAGGAAGAGATTTCTTTGTGCCTCATCATTCTGCTCAAAGAGTTGTGTCTTAGCAGCAGTACCAACTACTCTCTCGATAACTAGGAATAAACGACGGACGTTAATTCTATCGAATGCAGAAGCGAATGACTGTGCGGTCTTATCACCGAATAATACAATACCTTGACCAGGGAAGGAAACAACTGGGTTAACTCTATTTGCATAAAGTGTATCTCTCTGTATCTTGTTTGGAGTGTATGCTAGTTTGATAGCATTTCTCAAAACACCACGTGCAAAACCAGCTGGTGAATACCAAGGTTCTGAAACTTCTGTGGTTTGGACACATAGACCAGCAACGTCACCATTGCAAGGGACGTAACGATAAACATCATTATACTTATCGTAGATATACTTGTAACCAGAATCAAATACTGCGTAACTAGATGATGGTAGTAAATCAAAGTAGTTAACAATGTTATCTGTGATTGTAGAAGAACTGCTTATACCAATAACATCTCCTCTCTTAGGTGAGAAGAATGCCATGCAATCACGACGCTCTTCTACAAGATTCATTAGAGTAGATACTTTAGCAAGAGCAATTTCATTTGTAGATCCAGCAGGACCAGAAAGAATGAAATCAATTGTCTGTGACTCTGGGTCTGCAACTAGATCATATGATGCAGCAATGTCAGTATTTGACAATGAAATAATTCCACCAGCAACTGTGTAGTCTACACCACCAGCAAGTCTGTAGTAGAATGTAGCATTATTTCTAGATCCAATAGTTGTTGCACCTGCAGGATAGTCTTGTGAACCTGCAGCATTGCGAAGACGATTAAACCTTCTGTTTGCAGCAGCTTGACCCCAGTTACCAGCAGCAGCGTTACCATTTGTTCCTGGATGTGCAGCAACTTCGTGCTTACCCCAATAAACATAATTGGACTTCTGCTTAATTACTTCTTTGTAGTAGTTAACTTCACCAACAGATGTCTTAGCATCAGATGCTTTAGATACTGAGATGTATCTTTCTAATACTGCACCAGGTGTTCCTGTTACCTTTCCGTCAATATCAACAATTAAGATGTGTAATTCATCATCAGCACCACCAATGCCGTTAGCATATAAAGAAGTGCCTGGACGTGGAGCAACGTTGATCCATTTTACACCAGGAAGATACTCACGCTCTGAATACTCAGTTCTTACTGAAGAAATTGCAACAGCAGTTGAGTTAGTATCTTGAATACTATCAGCAGCAGCAAAGGAAATACTTGCAGCATCTAAACCAACATAAAGAAGACGCTCTGTTGTTGCAATCGTTGCAGAAGCACCACCTTGAGCAATAGTGTCAGATGAATCAGCAATGATACCAGTAACACCACCAGATTGTAATCCAATTTCTAGTTTTTTGTTAGCAGCATCCCATGCTAAGACATCTACAGTTTGACCACTACCACCAATAGTAATTGTTGCAGTAGATCCAGCAGTAAAGTTGCTAACTACAGATGTTAAAGTTAGTTTAAGAGAATACTTATAAACTCTAGCAGCAGCACCAGAAGATGCAGTTATTGCTTCATCAGCAACAAACTCATGCTCGTTACCAGTTCCAGGTGCAGGTAATACAGCAATTTGATCAGGTCCAGCATCGGTTACGAATATACCAACTGAATCACCTAGTGCTCCAGGAGTACGAGCAGCCCAATTCCAAGTCGTGCCACCTCTACCTTCAAAGGTAGTTTCGTATGCTTGTAGATTTTTAATTAATTCTGCTGTTTGAGCATCGCTTACTGCGTTTCTAAGAGTATCACTTGCGATTCTAATGGTTTTTAAAGTACCACCATATGCTAGGAACTGTGAAGCAGTATACCAATACTCATAATTCTGATCATCTGGCTCGCCAAAAATATCTACTAACTGTCTTTCTGAAGATACGTTAGTTATTTCTTCAACAGGACCTCTGTTGAATGGAGCTGCCATAACTCCTACATTAAACGCTGATGGGGTAGTTACTGTAGACAGGTCTCTCTCCTGTATAACTACACCTGGCGATAGTTGATTTGATGCACTCATCTTGATAATACCCCTAGTAAATGGTCAACTAAACCTGTGTCTAGGATTATTTATATTTTTGAAGTGCTCACCTGTACTCCCACATATA